TCACCCCCTTTTCCCCATCCCTACGGATGCGGACGTGGCTGCCATCCTTGCGCTGGCTGATGGGGCAGAGCGGCTTGGGCACATCTACGCCACGCGCGAGAATGCCATCCTCGACGCCAAGGCCGATCCGTTCCACTACGAGCCGGAGCCGGAGCATTGGGTTTCCGCCGACAAGCTGCTGGCCGAGGAGGACGAGCACGGGCGCGCGCTGTTCCTCATGCTCCTCGGGGGCAACCGCTCGGGCAAATCCATGTATGCCGCCAAGCGCATGATGCAGTCGGCCGTGCGGCATCCGCACTGCAAGCTCCTGTGCATCGCGGAAAATTTTGAGAGCAGCATTGAGACGCAGCAAAAGTATCTCTGGCATTACCTGCCCAATGAGTTGAAGGCGTTTAACGGCAAGCAAAGCAAGAAGTTTTATATCAAGTATTCGAGCCACCACGGGTTCAGTGACCAGCTCCTTGCGTTGCCCAACGGCAGCAAGTTTATGTTTAAGACCTACCAGCAAGACCCCGGCGACTTGGAAGGGCAAATGTTTGGCGTGTCCGGCACGACGATCCCGGCGGTGTGGCCGGACGAGAACCTGCGCGTCAACTGGTGGCTCATGCTTCAGCGCCGCCTCCGCTTCCAGCAAGCCCAACTCATCTGGGCTTTTACTCCGATTAACGGCATGACCGCCACTATCAAGGAAGCTGTGGGCGATTCCCCCGTCACCCGCGAGAGTCGGCCCGCCGAGCTGCTGCCGGATCGCGTGAACGTGCCGGGCTTGCCCGAGGGGCACATGCCCTTCATCCAAACGCCGGCCACCACGCGCGGGCGCGTCATCTATTTTTGGTCGCAATTCAACCGCTTTGGCGATGGGCAACGCACCTTCTACGATGCCGTGAAGGACGACTGCAAAGGCAAGAACGGCAAGGCGCGTTCGCCGGAGTATGTCCAGCGCATTGCCTACGGTTACACGCGCGACACCGTGGGCCGGCCCTTCCCCAAGTTTGGCGAGTGGAACATTGTGCAGCCCGAGCACCTGCCCAAAGAAGGCACGGACTATCAGTTTGTGGACCCGGCCGGCGCACGCAACTTTGCGAGCCTCTGGGTGCGTGTGACCAAAGACGACCGCTTCTATGTGATGGCCGACTGGCCGGACGCGGCGAACTTCGGCGAGTGGGCAATACCGAACCTCGACGGCTCGGGCGACGTGGTGGGTAAGCTTTACAAGGCCGGTCCCGCGCAAAACTCGCTGGGCTTTGGCACCGCGCAGCTCAAGCGCGTGTGGCGGGCCGTGGAGCGCGAGCTGGGCCTCGACCCGGCGGTGCGTTTCATTGACCCGCGAGCTGGGCGCAACCCGCACGCTGACGAGCACGGCGGCACCTGCCTGATTGACCAGTTTGTCATGCCCGAGGAAGGCGAGGACGGCGAGGCAATGGATTTTGTGACGGCCAGCGGCACCGAGCAGGAGACGCGCATTGCGGCCGTGAACCGGCTGCTGCATTGGGAAGACTCGCAACCGCTCGACATGGTGACGAACTGCCCGCGCCTCTTCGTGAGCGCGAATGCCCAGCAAGTCATCGGCACCTTCACCCACTGGCCCGGCCCCGTGGGCGGCGAGAAGCACGCCTGGAAAGACTTCGCCGACCTGCTCGGCTACATGGTGATGGCGGACTTGCAGTATTTGGACCCGAAACGGGAGGTGAGTTATGTGTGAGGAAGAGAAGCGCAACAAGGAGCGGGCGCGGGATAAGGCGTATCGCGCAGCCAACCGGGAGCGGAGGCGGGAGCAGAATCGGGCGTGGTATGCAGCCAACCGGGAGCGGATGCGGGAGTTAAGGCGGGCATGGAAAGTGGCCAACCCGGAGCGGGCGCGGGCGCAGCAGGTGGCGTATCGAGCGCGAAATCTGGAGCGGGTGCGTGCCCGGTTGAGGGCATGGAAAGTGGCCAACCCGGAGCGGGCGCGGGCGCAGCAGGTGGCGTATCGGTTGAACCATCGGGACGAGATTTCGAGAAGACGAAAAATTGCTGATTCCCACGTGCGGGCAACGCTCGGGGACAGGTATGTGCGCCAGTTGGTCGGCGACGTCCCGCCGGAAGTTTTGGAGGTCAAACGACAGTTGGTAAAACTCAAACGAGAAATCAGAAAGGCAAAACAAAATGAAAACCATGAATGAAATCCGCAACATCCTCTGCGAAGAGATTGATGCGCTGCGGGAGAAGAAGACCACGCCGGCCAACGTGAACGCGATTGTGAACGCGACCGGCAAAATCCTCACGACCATCAAGATGGAACTGGAGTATGCCAAGTCGGTGGGCAAGCAGGCCAACATGCAGTTCATCCAGCTTGAGGATGTAAAGGTCGAGAAGGCCAACCCGCAGCCGGTCAAGAAGTAACCCGGAAAGGGAAGTGAGTTACGTATGAATCCAATCATGTTGTCCCACTGCTGCCTGCGGCCGCTGAAGGTGGAATCGAGCGGCAAGGGTGAAGGCACCAACTTCTATCGTTGCGCGCTGTGTGGCTGGGCCGCCGACCCCATCACCGAGGCCGGCGTGCTGAACCGGCTCATGGACATCCGAGTGGACTTAGGCGCTCTCTACGCCAGCCACCACCAAGCCGAGTGGGCGGAACGAGTGTATGAAGCGGAGCAGTGCTTGGGCGCTGCAACCGTCTGGCTGCTCAAACGCAGCGCAACCCCATCTCCAACCAAGCACCAAGAACCAAGAACAACGAACTCCCCTTGACTTCCCGAGCTTAAAATGATTGCTTGACGGTGCGTCGGGTATCCGAACCTACCCGGCGCATCGGCTGGGCTTAACTTAAAGCCCATGCAAACTTATACTGCCGAGCAAAACGAGGATGTTTTGTTGCAAACAACGCGGCGGCCTGACGTTGATTTGCTGATTAAGGAGTTTGAACAGGCTGGCGGGTATCTGGGGCGACAATGGCGCGCGGAGTTAGCCGACAAAGCCCGTTTTACGCGCTGGGATGGCCAGCATTATTCTGGCCGAAAGAAACGCGAGCTGCTTGGCGATGCGTGTCTCCCGTGGGATAACGCCGCCGACACGCGCCAGCCGTTAGTTGATACAATCGTCAAGGATTTAACCAGCGTGCTTTGCACGGCTGGAGCGCGAGCGCAGGTCAAAGCGTTGCCCAGCGCGGCAATCAACGAAGCTAAGGCCGCGCAAGTCACCAAGCTGGTCAATCATTTTCGCCAGCAACGGCGGCGCGAATTGGGCCGCGAGCGCGAGTTGTTTGCTAACTATCTCCTTAGCTACGGTCTGGCCGTGTGGCAAGTGGGGTGGGAGCGGACAGTTACTTACGAGCGCACGACGATTACGCTAACGCAAATCGCGGACGAGTTTCCCAACGGCCCCATGCTCATATCGCTGGTGCTCGACCCCACGCAAGAGGAAGTGGCGGTAGACGCCGCTCAAGCCTTGCTTAAAACCCTTTCACGCACCCAAGCACGCCGCGTTGTAATTTCACTTCGCAACGAGGCCAAGGCAGAGGTGCCCACTCCTTACGTCACATATCATGGTCCGTCGTGGACCGCGCGCAAAGTAAACGAGGACATCTTCTTCCCGCCGGCCACCACGGATTTGCAACGGGCGCGGTGCATCTTTGTGCGCGATTTTCTTACCGAGACCGAGATTCGAGAAAACGTCCTGACCGATGGTTGGGATGCTGAATGGGCGGAAGCCGCTATCAAGACTCGCGGCCAAGTGATGACCTGGGATTCGCCGGGTCTGCTTATCCATGAAGGCGACACGTATGTGAACGCGGCCCGCGCCGACACCAAGGACGATCTTGTAGAAGTGGTCTGGGCTTACGTGCGAACCGTGGACAAAGACGATGTGCCAGAAGTTTGCTGCACAATAATTTGTCCAAACGCGCCGCGCAATTCGCAGGGTAAAGAAATTTATGCCAAGCATGGCCCGTGCGGTTATGAGCACGGCAAATATCCGTTTGTAGAAGGCCAGCAAGAGCGCGTGAGCCGTCGGCTTATTGATTCGCGCGGCGTGCCTGAGATTTCTGCCACCTGGCAAGATGAGATTAAAACTCAATGCGACATGCTGGAAGACCGCTGCACGCTGGAGGTCAACCCCACGCTGCTTGTGCCGCCCACCAAGTTTGGCCAGAAATATCGCATCGGGCCGGGCATCAAGGTGGAGAAGCAGCTTGGCGCCCAGCGCGGACTCGAATACTTGCAACCGCCTTCTGGCAATCCGCAACTTGCCTTTGAAGTCATTAACATGGTGCTTAGGCGCACGGCCGAGTATTGGGGCTTGCCGCACGGTGAAGTGCCACCAGCCAAATGGCAGGCGCGGCTTCAGCAAGCCGTTGAGAATTTCCTCGCCGCCGAAGAAGAGGTTTGCACGCAGACTTTGCAGCTTGCCCAGCAATATCTCACCGACGAGGAGCTGGCTCGCATTGGCGGCGGTTTGCCCGGCTTTCCCACCACGGCGGCGGACATTGCGGGCGAATATGATTTCCAACTTGTTTTCGACGCGCGCGACCTCGACATGGAATACACGTTTAAGAAGCTCGACGCCATCAGC